TCGTCGTATGTCTTTTCGTGTAGGTCTGAAAAGTCCTGTATTCCGTATTTGTGAATATCAGGTTCATATTCTTTGATGTTGTTATCAGTTGCGAATGTCGGCATTTTAAAGTCCTTCTTTAATGTATTACTATCAAGTCCTGCTTGATATTATTATTTATTGTAGTTTTTCTAAGAAGTGTTTTATTGTTATAACCGGTATGGTGACATCAGGTTGTTGGTCATTGACCACAAATATGTTGTTGTCTGTTTGATTCATATAGTATAGATGCTTGATACAATGATTGGTATGTTTCAATGGTTTGGCCTTGCCTCTGACATCTGAATAATCATATACCGTTTCTTTGGTTATGCCCCAGTCACAGCCTAATACATAGATGTTTTCATTTTTTCTGTCTGTGAGATTGTGCGCCAATTGTATCGCCAATATGCCTGAATTCTGTGCATTGACTTGAAACTTGCCTGCGATTGGTTGAACATCATTCCATTGGTTTGGTTTTGCGTAGTAGTTCCTTGTCCAGTATTTTACATCGTGCTGTCTAACAAGTTTTTTCATCATAGGTTGATCGAAACAACACACATGATCCACCTGTCTATCATTAAGGATATAGTTGCAACCTATCTCTATGTTCTGTTTTGGTAAGGTGTTTATTAACTTTTGTCTTGATGGGCCGTTCAGCCAAACTATTGTTGCCATATTTTTATTTACGGATAAAAAAAAGGCCCCATATTGCTACAGGGCCTTTTGATATATGAGCAGAGGATATTCCTCCAATCGTTATTAAGATACAGTTGAGTCAACTGCCACTTTAACACCGTATGAATCATGTAATTCTGATACACCGTATGTTGCCGTGCAAATCACCTCAGTCGCTCTGGCACTTTCATCCCTTTGCGTTCTGATCTGTATGTCTTGACCCATTGCTAATCCTAAGGCATCTCTAGCGAACACGCCGTTGACACAAGAAGTAGCAGAATCTTCTACAACATTTGAAGACTCGAAAATATCGATGCCTGCTATTCTACCAACAAATCCTTCTGTCATTGCTTCGTTTACAACGCCAGTGTTTCCTTGCGGAATGAATGTTGATGTCATAGTTTTCTTCATGTTGAAGATTGCTTTTGGATTGAACACACCGAAGTATGGTCCTGGGACTCCAGCCGCTTTTAATTTAGCCGCCGCCGCAAATAAGTGAGCCGCTGTCATCTCTGATTGAGTGTCAGTTGCTGAACCTAATGCGAAAGTTGAGAAGCCTGAGAATAGAGCAGTTAAGTCCTGGTCCATTTTCTTAGCAACAGCCTCACCGAACAATTTACCTAAATCAGCGATCACATTTGAACTTGAAAAGTTTAGAGATAAGTCCGAAACATTTGTTCCGATACCTACTTCTGCTAATGTGATATCTTTTTTAGAAGTAGAAATTGCACCTAGTGTGATGTCGTCTGCTTCTGTTAATGCCGCCGCTGTTTGCGCCGGGTAGATTGGAACCTGTAAAACTTTTCCTGAGTTTCTTGGCACAGCAAAGTTTTTAACAAGGTTTCTCATTACTGATCTTTCTGATGCTACGAACATCGCCTCTTGGACGATGGGTGCTAAAAGATCATCTAATGTTGAAGTTAATGATTTGATTTCTCCAGCCATTATTCTTCTCCTTTTTCTTTAGTTGTTAATATTACCTTATACCTTGTTTCTTTCGATACTCAGCATAAAGTTTTCTGTGTTCTGGATTTGTCATATCCAGTTTGGAAATATCAACATCTAGAGAGGCATCAGTGTTGGTGTTTGATTTACTACCGCCACCTGCTGGTCCCGCCTGGACGAAATGAGGATTGCTCTTTAAGAACTCTTCTACTAATCCATCTACAGACAAGGCTTCACCTGTGTCAGAGTATCTAGTTTGTCCAGTCTTTATGTCGATAACCTCAACATCACCGGCTTCTGACATCTTGACCTGATCTCTCACAAGCCTCACGACTTGTTCAGGATTGATCGCTTTCTTTGTTGAAGCACTTGATAACAATGCCCCATCAACTTTGATCTTTGTCAGTTCTCCGGTAAGTGATTGTATCCTAGCATTGGCTTTCTCGGCCTGTTGCTGTAAGATCTTTTCAAACTCACCTTTCCTTTTTTGCTCGGCCATTTGGGCCTGTTCTTCTTTAGCAATCAAGGATTGATACTTCTCAACATCTACACCCTCGAACCTTCTCAACACCTTTGATTCTTCTGTCTTTCGAATTTTAGAAGCAATGGCATCTACCTGTTCTTGTGTATAGGTTTTAGGTTCTGTTGATACCTCCTCCTGCGATGGCGTATTTTTAATGACTTCTGGTTGAACAGCAGTAGTTTCAACTTTAGTGTCTGTCAATGATTCTTGTTGTGTCATCGTCACTTTCTCCTTTTTTGTTTAGGTCTGATCTGACCCCGTTGTGTTTATATTTACCGCTCATACGACCATCTTTGTAGTTAAAAGGATTGATAGGTTCCTTTCCTTCATTCTGTGATGGAGCATAGAGCGACAGCAATTCAAGTCCAAGGGCGTGTGCCACAGACTTGATATTAATAAGAGCCTTCCTTGCCCTGGTGGCAAATCTCATAGAAGGATTCTTCATTAATTTTTCTTGATTAGAAAAATATTCTAAACATAATTTTTTAAATTGTTCGTGTCTGGCTGATTCAACTGGTTGCCGATATAATCTTCTTTTCATTTCAATTCATCAGGCTCAATGCAAGTGAATGATATAGAATGCCAAGGAGCAATACGACCATGGCTATTCTTATATAATTCTCCAGTCTGAACTGACTGGGCGGCCATATAAGATTTATAACCTTTTGAATACATCTTTGGACCAACGACTTTAGCAGGTTTCCACTCCTGTCCATTTTTGTAGAACTTGGTATGATAGTTCTGTGAGCCTTTGGCTTTCTTTACACCTGCCATCTATTTCTCCAATCATAGTTTGAATCCTTTTTTCCAAGTCTGCAATGACCAATATGCCGGACTTAGAGTCTTCTGTCCTTTGACATCATCCAGTATGGCACCCATCCTTGCGTTGAAACTCCTACGCCTTGCTGGATTGTTCCTGCCTATGCTCATTCCTTTTTGTCCAAAATTTACTTTCTTGACGTTGCCTGTGTTTCTATCTCTCACAAAAACTTTGAATTTTTTGACATCACCTCTCATAACTTTATTAAGTTTGACATCTCTGCCTTGGTATTTTGCCATTATCTTTTTCTCCTTAGGTCTAGGTCGTGTTTCCTACTACCTCTCAAAAATGAATTTACTCTGCCCATTGCCCATTGGTTCATACCAATGCCCGGTCTTGATCCTGCTGTCAGAAAAGCACCTTGTCCTCTCCTATACACTTTTCTAAGTGTTGAGAAAGTGAATCTACTCTTGTTTGCTTTTTGTTGTAGTGTCCTTCTGGTTGTTGAACTTAAAGGTTTTGCCCTACTTTTTCTTTTTGCCAAGTCTAACCCTCCTGTCTATCAATGATTGTGGTATCCGCTTGCCTGCTTTGGCCAATGCTGATATCTGTCTCATTGTGTTTGCCAACATAGTCCGCTGTCTGCCCTTCACACCTGACAGATATTTCTTAGGAATACCAGTTGCTTTATCTTTTGGGACTTTTCTTCTTTTCGCCATCTGTGACTCCTTTTCCTGCGACATATCTTGGGTCGCCTTGTTTCCATCTTTGATATGCCACCGTGTTCAGTAGCACATCTGCTTTGCTTACAATCAGTCTGTGGATTTGTCTATCCATACTCGTCCTGTTCGTTGTCTTGCATTATTTAATGTTTTGAGATCTTGCTGTATGAGAACAGGCACAGGTGTTGAATGCCTTTTGTATTGTGGATGTGAATACAGCCATTCTTCATTGTCTCGCAAGTTCAATCTGTAATGTAGTTTGCACAGGCGATTACCACTGGCGTTAGGATGTATCCACATCCTGGCCACATAATCTCCCAAAGGTTTGACTTTGTGTTCGCCTCTCCAACGGCACACATCGATCTTTTGCTTACGCCAGTATGCTTTGCTCCAAGGACACACGGACACTATTGAAGCAAAGTATTCTGTCCAATTAACCTCTTCGTTTTTTGCCGCCACGATTCTTTTTTTTGCCCATTCTCTTGGGTGGCGTGTAGAAACCACTCATCTTTCTACCTCCGCTTTTTCTTGTTCTCGCCATTGGTCATTCCTCCTATGTTAAGTTTATTTGCCCACCATCCGACCCAATCCTTAAAGAAGCATTTCACCCTATGAGAAGATTTACGAGTCAACCTCTCTAAAAGTTTTTCTATCTTATAGATTCTTGTTTTTAAGGATTTAATCTTGTGGTGTTTCATTGTCAAAGAAGTTTTTTATCTCAGGATGTATTTCCAAAATCTGTTCGTCGGTGTATCCTTCATTTACCATATCTCTCATATGCTTAATCATGTCTTCAGCCGATTCCATTGGTGGATGCACCATGTCTAGTTTCAATGGTGGTGGCTGATTGTTCATTGTCATTAGTTCTTCTTCGTCTTGTGCTAATAGTTCTTTTACTTTTGCGTCTATCATTGTTTTCACATCAGGAGTGGCAGTTGCTGAATCTCTCTGTGTGGCCGCCGCCTTCTGTAATAGGTCCATATCCAAGTTCTTGTCTCTGATATGGAAAGCCATTGGATATTTCACTGACCCTGTCCAAGGTTGTCCTTGCCACAGGCTGAACATTCTCCAAATCTGCTCTTCGCCCAATTCCAAATTCTTGGCCTTCTCACAAAGTTTCGCGTCCAATAGAATGAATTCTGATTGCATTGCCACGCCTGACATCTGTCTTGTTTCAATTGCCCTTATGGCGCCTAGGTGTGCCTGTCTGTCGATGTTCTTTATTGTCTCGTCAATTGTTTTTAATATTGCGTCTAAGTTTGAGCCATTTGGTTGTAATAGATAAGGTTTAGTTTCTGCCGTGACTGTGTCACTCAATGTTATTATAGCGCCTGCTCCTGCCGATGCTTCTGTCTCTCTGTCTTTTACAAGTGTTGGATGGTTTGTTAATCTTATAAGTTGTTCTGCCTCTGAATAAAGTGAAAATAAAAAGTTTTGGTTGTCTGCTATGTCGCCTATGTCTGATACTCCTATGCCTCTGATTGGGGACCTGTTGGCATACACCCATACTGCAGGTATAACGCCTAATGGATTTACTTTTGATTCTACTAATTCTAATGGTTCTTTCTTCTTTGAATCAAATGATTCAAGATATATCATATCCTTCGTCCAAGTTCTCACATGGTAAGCCGCTGACTTCCTGTTTGTTCTTATATCTTGTTCTAAGAATTTGACATATTGTAATTCGTAATGTCCGGATGGTAGTCTCTCCCAATGCCAATCGATTATGTTCTCAGGAGTGTATAATGTTGCGTATGGTCTGATACCTTGTTCAAGTTCTTCTGCCCTCGTGCCAACCGTTGTCTCTGGACGATCTATTAACACACAACAATGACCATACACTGAACTCATAATGTTGACATCTCTCATAAATGATTGCCAACTTCTGCCTTCCATATCAGCATCTTTCAAGAAGTTCTCCACCTCAGGTGATCCCTGTAGGTTGCCAAGATCTCTCTTTGGTTCATTCCTGTATAAGAAACTATTGTATATGTGAATGATAGATTTTACATGATTGTCTAATGGTGTCTGTCTCAATCTTGATTGGAATTCTCCCTCAGTCTCATACACATACCTGGTAAGGTATTTGCCCATTTTGTATTGAACACCACCAAGGTATGATCTGATGAGATATTGCCACCTTGGAATGTATGCTGAATATTCGCTATGGACTGGCAATCCTTCTGTGTAGTAATTCTGATCTTCTGGACTTTGGTTTAAAAGATAATTTGGATCAGCCATTTATTATGCTCCTGTCTTTACGGTGAATCTCGCCGGTGCTGTTGTTGTAAAATCTCTCGTCACAGGATACAAAAAAGAAACCATGTAAGAAAGTGCGTCGTTCATATGATCTAATCCTTGTGTCTTGTCTGGCAGAGATGTTCCCTCTTTATAACATTGTTTTGCTAAACTATTTATTGTGTTCTTCGCCCGCGGGTGGATGATAACACTCCGTATGCCTGCTGACGAACATAGTTTAGAATTCATTGAATTGATCCTGTCTCTGATGGCCATATGCCTCGCTGGCACACGACAAGCAAGTCCTCCATTCTGTAGTATTGACAAGTCCGTCTTACCACCTGCCGAAGTTCGTCTCTGCCTACAGGCTGGATCAGGATACACTATAATTTTTTTGTTCTTGTATCTGTTGTGTATCTCATCAACCATCTCCTGTGTGTTGGAACCCCATATCTGTATCTCATCAAAAACATATACTATATTGTCTTTGATGTAGGAAACCACAGCACTCATAGGATCAAGGTTGAAGTCCATACCAATAGAATATGTTGTGACATCTTC